GATATTTTATCCTTTGCGTTCAGTGCGACTGTCTCGTTTTTATTTTGCAAAGTCATATAAAAACAAATTGTTTGTTGCCGCCGTGTAACAAACAATTTGTTTTTTCATAGAATAAACAAGTAATTTAAGGAGTTGATTATTTGTTTAGTTATATAAAAAAATTGCAATATCCAATCAATATTAAACACCCAAACCCAAAAGCCGCTTCGATAATAATAAGCCAATACGGTGGGCAATATGGTTTTTAGATATGGTAAGTTATCAATAAAAACAACAAAACGCCCTCGGCTGAATAACCGAGGGCGTTTCATAATGCGCTGTGTACCGGTAATAGGATACCCGTGACACAATTGTATTTTAACTTTTACATTCCGTTATGTCAATATTTATTTAATATTTCTTGAATTGATGTATGCTACTCTGCCGGTCTTTATTACCTTAACTTTATCAATGCTTGCGCCGATATGCTTTTGGACGATTATTTCAGTTTTCGGCAGATACTCATATTTAATTCCTGTAAGGTTTTGATTTTTGTAAAGGTAAGTTTTGCCTTTCAAGCGGTAATGCTTACCGACGGTTGTTTTGTATGTAACCTTTTTCGGCTTGTCGGCAACTACCTTAGTTGATGAAAGATAATCGGTACTTACCCAACCTTTAGCCGGAGATGAAATATAAGACCACGAACCACTGACCTTTGTAACAGTCACCTTTGTGCCTTTTTTAAGTTGAGTTAATACTTTTGATGATTTATTAGCTTTTGCTCTGACATTGAGCGACTGTGATTTTGTTGCCACATACTTTGTAACTGATTTTTTAGTTTTAGTTGTTTTCTTAACATAATCGTTAGAAAAAATCCAATAATTAACGGTATTACCGTACTTTTTGAAATTTTTCTTGCTGACGAAAACAGTGTTACCACTAAGCTTAGCACCTGCAGCCTTTCTGCTCGGTGTGTTGAATTTTCCGATGTAAGAATAAGGGTCATAAACGGAAATAGTGCCGCCGTTATAACCAACAAGCACAATGTAGTGGCCGGATGTAGTGAATAAACCGTAATTACAGGATGCAACAATAAAGTAATCAGATATGCCGTCCTTGTTCTTGTCAGTTTTCAAGTAGCTTAAAGCCTTATCAATATTAGAGGTCGTCGCATATTCCTTAAAATTAAAATAGTCGGCCACAAAAGACCAAGCCGACCACGCAGTACCGTTTGACTTAGTTCTATAACCGTTATCAACAAAAAGCTTTGCCATTGTTGCAGGCAAAATAGCACCTTTTGAAGAGCTTACAACCATTGCCGCCGAAGTCGGACCGCAACCACTTGATTTAATCGTTTGCGTTTTGTTGTTTGAGCTTGTATAAGGTTTTTTCGCCCACCTGCTGTCAGCCTGATTATAATATGTAAGACCGGTACAAGCACCGAGAAGTGCTTTACCTTTGCCGGTGTTTGTGCCGTCATAAGAAATATTTTCCTGTTCAACAACGGCATCCTGCTCAATTAAGCTTTCATCAACGACAGCGTTTTCGTCTTTTGGCTTTGCAATAATTGTTTCGTCAGTGCCGACATCAACACCGTTTTCAACTTCGTCTTTAGTTTTCTCTGCTTCTGCCTTAACATCAGCAGAAATAGTAACTTCGGGTTCGGTTGTTTGCTCAACAGTAGTCGTTTCTGTCGGTTTTGTTGTGCTTTCGATATTTGAATTATCGCAACCACAAAAGATTGTAATAATCAAAAGTAACGACATTATCACTGACATTATTGCTTTATTTCTTTTCATTGTTCTTCACCTCTTCCTCAATTTCCATAAATGATTTAATTGCATTTTTAACTGATTCAAATACTCGTTTAAAAAGCTTATCGTAGCCATACATTGCACCGTAGGCAATGAAAAATGAACCTACAATTGCGCCGACAATTATGTACCACACAAGTTTGAATGGTGCAAGTTGACTTGCCGCAATGACTGTAACAATCGTTAAGAATAGTGAAACACCGAATACAATCAAATTATAAACGATATTTTCCTTATCCTTAAATACGGATTTGATAATTTCAGTGATAATTTGTACTGCTAAAATAAGTAATGCAATAACGATTAAAGATATACATAATGTTTTCATTTTTTGTCACTCCTTTATTTCACTTTATCTTCAAGGTCTCTAATTCTGTGGTCGGCCACCTGCACCTTATTTTCAAGCACAGGAACACGCTGTGCAAAATTATTATGCTGACGGACTTCTCTTGTAAGCTCGTCTATTTTGGTGTCGGTAACAGCCTGCTGCGTTTTCATATCTGATTGTATTTTTCGATTGTTGCTGACATTGGTAACAACAACACCCAAAAACGACAATCCGCCTGTTATCAATGCAACAAGAATTTCATTGGTCAATTTTCGCTCACCTCACTATTCGTTGGCTGAACAGCTTTTTTCAGCTCATCGATTTGCGCTTGCAAATCATCAATATATGAGTATACGCCCTCAGCGAAGTCTTTTATCGTTTCGCTATTTGTGCCCTCGTTTTCGTATTCAATCGTTGACTCGCTCACATTGAGATACATCGGAACTACCCTCAATCTAGAGCCGTTAGCTGAAGTTTCCATTGTCAATCCGGGAGTGAGTGACACTCTTCTATATAATTGATTGCCAAATGCGTCCTTTTGGCTTGTTGCCATAATCAATCCGTTGCTGAGTGACGTAATATTGTTTAATGCATTCAACGCATCTGTTAAATCATAACTGAAGTTTATGTAATTATCACAAGTGCCAACAGTTGAATCAGTATAAGCTTTCTTATCTGTATTAACAGATAACTCAAATGATGTAATGTCGAAGAACGGATTTTTATAATATCCTTTTCTTGCTGCATGACTTATTGCGGTTTTACTGTAATTTTGTGAAGCATCGCCTATATAAAGAACATCTGTAACATTTTTATCTACATCAAAAAGAAGCTTGATAATATCACCTTTATTTACCTTTAGTGTAAAGGGTGTGAAGTCGGTTACTCCAGGAAAGCCGATTAACATATCGCCGCTTTCAGCAATATCGTATCTGCCTGAAGCAGTTATGGCTGTTGACATATCTTCTTTATCTAAAACAGTTGAACCATTTTGAAGTGATAGTATTTTGTATCGTTTCTTATCAATGCTAATACCGTTACGACACTCAATTTTAGCCTGATACCGTTCGGCTATGTCTTTTCTAAAATTATCAATGTCAACATTTGTTGTGCCATAATAGTCCGTCCAATCGACATCTACTTTATTAGGTATGTCATCAATACAATAGCAACCATAACCGTTTTGAATATTTACTACTTTGTCCTTTAAGAACAACAAGTTGCCCTTATCGAGCTTAAACTTCTCGACGCCGTTATATGTTACAGAAGTTGCGCTGCTCGCTTCATATCCGCCGTCTGCTATCCCTGTTAGTTCAAGCGTTCCGGAACATAGTGTTCGTGGCAGATTTTGAAGTTGAGTGAAATCGGTTGTGCCGGGAACTCCTTGAATTCCTTGTTCACCCTGAGGCCCTTGTTCACCTTGGATTCCTTGTTCACCTTTTTCACCTTTAAGCTCTCCGTTTTCAAGTTTTTGTGTAATTTCATCAGTAATATCATTTGCTTTGGCAGTTGCTTCCTGCGCTTTCAGTGTAGCTTCGGTTAACGCTGAATATTCATTAGTCGAAACAAGATGTTCTTCGTTAGAAAGAACTCCATACACTTCGATATTAAATCTCGGCGAAGTAAGTAATTGAGAGCCGGATGAATTCACGCCGTAAATCCTTAATTCACAATTAACAGTGCCTTCCGCACTAATGCACTGCTTTGTCGGCTCAAAAATTACTAATCCGCTCTCTATTTTGCAATTAGAATATATAATATTTTCGTCCGGCTTTTTTGCGTATACAGTTACAATCATATTTTCGTCAAGATTAAAAGTTTTTCCGCCGTCAGTTAAAGAAATCACTATTTTTCGTGAGTTCACATCATTTTTCTTGATGTCAACGGACCACTGAACTCCGTTTTTTTGTAAATCAAGCGATTTTCGATAACATTGCTTATTCATATAATCACCTCTTGACCTAATTATACAAAAAGAACGAGGGTGTTCGTCACACCCTCGTTTTAGTTATTTAAGCCAATATTTTTTGATATATGAAATGACATCCGTTCTGCTTCCGTAAACTCCTGTTTTCGTCATTATTGTAATGATTTTTGCTTTTTCGTCTGCGTTACCTTTGATATATTTTTCTTTATACATATTAGTAATAGAAGTTCTTATACCAAATACTGCGTTATCCTGCGTCATTCCGTTTTTCATTTTGGCTTTTATTCTGCCATTCACATATTTTTTTATAGTGCTTGTATCATTTGATTTAAACGCTTCAACCATAGCTTCTGTATTGTAAGACGAAGCTTCCCAATTTGTAAAATCTTCATCGTCAAAATAGCCTGTTGATTTAAGTTTAGTTTTAATTTGACTGCGTTTTGAATTATCAGAAGATAAATATTCTTCTTTAAAAGCACTCTTTAATGATGATTTTATGCTTTTTTCAGCCTCTGTCTTTGTCTTGCCGTTGCTTATATCGGTTGCAATATTGCCGTCAATGACAGTTTTCAAAACCGATTTATCACCGCTGTTTAAAGCGTTTATCAAGTCAGTTTTGTTATAAAGCTTACTGTCTTTGCTGTCCTGCTCCTCGTCAATCTCGACCGTATCAATTGCTTTTTCAACAGTTTCCTTATCCGTTCCGCTTGATATAAGCGTTTCAACCGATTGCTTATATTTTTTGTCGTCGCTGTCCGCCTTATATCCTGCTGCCTTTTGAATTTCGGAAGAATAGGCTTTAATTGCTTTGTAGGCAAGCTCATAATTAAATCCGTCATCTTCAAGTTCCTTGGTAGTACTTATTGCTTTGGATATATCACCATTAAAATATGCAAGGCCGGCTTCGGCAACACGCTTGTCGTTTTCTATCAAGCCCTTCTTGATATAATTATCGGGATTAGAAACATTATCCGCAAGGCGCTTATACATTTCCTTGTCACCGTTTTCAATTGCTTCATATATCATTTGTTGCTCGTCTTTTTCAGGGAATAAGTCAAGGCCAAATATAGCAAGCACATCATCAGTTAACAAAGCTTCTTTAATTTCTGATTGCGTGGCTTCTTTTGCCATTGACGAATCAAAACGATTTCCGTTCTTTGCACCTTTGATGACATTTTCAACGCTGTTTATATCACGAATTACATTTTTAATCGGCAATCCGAAAAATGCGCCAATCGAGCCGGCAAGACTTTCGATTTTTTGTGTATAAGTAAGATTGTCACTATTCAAATTGTAAATTGAATTATACAAATCACTTATTACTGACATATCAGCCCTTGTTACATCGTAGCCCTGGAAAATTGAAATAACATCCTTAACAAATGCAATTTGATTAACCGGATTTGCATTATCAATAAAGTTCGGAATAAGTTCGGCTAAATAGGTTTCAAAATATGTCTTGTCGTCATCGTCATTTCTTGCGGCAGTCACAATTGACTGTAATAACGAGTTTATAACGCTGGCAATTACAAGCGAAGCAATAATTGTTGTAGCTTGCTTCTTGCTGAACTTTCCACGCTTTGCCTGAACGGTTGCATTTACAAGCATATTAAGGGAAGTAGTCGGCTCTGCCATAAATGCCGTTGCCATTTTTACTGCACCGTTTTTTGAACGCATAAGGGCGGAACGAGAAAATACCGAATCATACACCTGCGTTTTTGTTATAACTTCGGTAAACCGTTCCCCTGCTTTTTGCAAGCTTTCTTCAGTTGATAAATCAGGAAACTTATCCTTTGTTTCCGCCTTGCATGCATTCCATATGTGCGCCCAGGTTATTTCATCAGCTTTTGAAGCAAAGTAACCCATTGCTTCATCACGAAATGCACCGTCTTTAAAAAATGCTGCAATCTTTTCTTTGCCCTTATAATCAGCATTGTTAAGATAGTCAACTGTGCTTTGAGCCATATTGGTATCGAAATATCCCATTTCCTTAATAATGGCAACCGGTGCATATTTTTTTATTTCATCATAATCACGATTTTTAAAAGTTGTTTTAGCAAAATACTTTGCGTCAATGATTGATAACGCTCTGCCTATTGCCGACGGTTGCTGAATTGCAACGGAAGCCGAAGCGAAAACAGCATTTTTCTTGAATAAGCTCGTAAGCTTATCAACTATGTCTGAACCAGGTTCGCGAATTACACCGCCGTTTATATCTTCAATTAACTTTGATATATACGATATTGCTTCATTTCCGTAATTCTTTTTGATTTTTTCCTTAATTGAAGTTAAATTGTTTGAACCGTCAATATCGGAATAGTTATATACTTTATCAAAATTTTCAAGCGGTAATGTAAAAGCGTGATATTTCGCCATATCATCAATGTGTGTTGCCCAAACACTATCAAATCCGTCAAGAATAAGAGCCTGCTTTGCACCTTCCACCGTTGCATTAGTCATTCCTGAATTCTTTATTTTTTTAGAGCCTTTAATTATTGAGCTTTTTTCAGGAAGTGAATCGCCGTCAACTTTCATCGGAAAATAATTTTGCTCTTTAAATAACTCAACATCATAAAGCTGGCGCGTTACTTCATTGCCTTTTTCCGCCATTTCAGTTGAAAGATAATTAACCATATCCCTAACATATGCTTTTTGTTCTTCCGTAAGCAGATTAGTTAAGTACTTCAAGTCCTGCTTGCTTAATTTATGTGTTGAGTATTCATTGCTTTTCTTTTTATTCTTGGTGTCGGCAAATTTAATGCCACCGTGCAAAATATGATTTTTCGCTTGTTCTCTTCGGCTAAAAGCATACAATGCCATTAAATCTTCCAAATCAAATTTAAGTTTTTCGCCTAACGAAGCTTCATACTCCGTGATTTTTCCAAAATCCCAATTCTTCCAATTATACTTTTCTCGAATATCATCAGCATAATTTTTGCTGTCGCTGATAGTTACCGCCCATGTATCTTCACCTTTTCTGACATCACGGTAAAGTTTAAGCAACTCATCACTGCCAAGATATTCAAAAAAGTATTCCGGCTTCATTGAATTATATCCAAGAGATTGCAAGTATTTGTTTTTAATTTGTTTTACAGATATATTTTCGATTTCGCTGTTGACTTTGGCTGCGGATTTTTCTATCGTCTTGTTTCTTTCGTAACCAAAAAGCTTATTTGCTTTGCCGATAGTATTAAGTGTCATTGATACAACATCATCAAGCTTTGAAAGCTCTCTTGAATTTAACATTGCTACGGTTTTATTTCCGATAGAATTTTCTAAAGCCGCTAAATCTTTCATTAACCAATCATTGTATAAATCGGTAATATAGTTATATGTATCAGTTTCGCCGGCACTCAGCCGGGTAAAACTATCATTAAGATTTTTTATTTTATCAAGAATCATATCATCAAACTTCGTATCCGTTGTAACGGTATAGACTAAATCTCTTACTGATTCAACCATATTATTAGGAATATGTTTAGTTTTTGTTTGCTTTGCGAGCGAAGCGATTCTTGATAAATTACGCTTAATTCTCTTTCTGTATTCTGCTTTAAGCTTTTCTTCTTTATAGTTTTGCCTGAATTCTGCTTTATATTGAATAGTGTCTCTATACAAATCAGACCTGTATTGTTGATTTTTGTGAACTTGTTCTTTTCTAAATGCAGAAAATTCCTTTTCGTGCTTTGCTTTTTCCTCTGCAAGCTCCTTACGATATTTTGCAACCTGTTCGGCATATTTTGATTTTGCTTTTAAAAATCTCTTTTCGTTTTTATCCGCTTTTGTTTTGAGCAGCGGTGTTTGAAAATATGTTGAAAGAATATCATTTGCCAGGCTGTCCAAATATTCTTCTTTGCTGTAACCGTAATCATTTGCGATTGTTTTATCCCGGTAGGTATTAACCAAATCTAACAGAGCAATCGGCAAGTCCTGCGAGTTATCACTCGGCATCAGATTACCAAACATTTCTTCCATTTCATTTGATAAATCATCAAGCAAAATTCCGTCATCGGTAATATTAAGCTTACCCCTTGCCGCATTTTTATACTTTCCGTAACTGCCGAAGTAATATGCAACTTCATTTTTTTGCTCTTTTGAAAGCTTTATTTTCGTATTTTTAAGATAATCAAGCATTTCCTGCTCACTTTCGGTAGGCTGGTATTTCTGCACTTTTTCATTATCAATAAGCTTTTCAGCAAGGTTATATGCTTCATTAAATAACTCCTGCGAACTGTCGGCTTTATACCAATTTTTCATAATTGCACCTACTTCAATACCGGTCATTCTTGTAGGTGTAAACTGGATTATCTTTCTGCCTGCTGCAACCAATGCATTCGTGCTTACTTCCCTGCCATTAGTAAGTTCAAATTGGTGCTTTAAAATTTCATTGACTTCCTTAAGGTGCTTGTTTTCACGCTTCAGGTCTGCGTATTCGGAATAATCTACATCTCTTGAGTATTTTTCTTCGGATGTCTTATCATAATTAACATCTTCAAAATTTCCTCTTCCGTAACCGTCCCTTTCTCGTTGAATCTTCTCTTTATTGAGTTTATCATTATCTGCTGTTGTTCTTCTGTTTTCAGCATATCTAATACCGCTATTATTGTATCCGTCGAAATTTTCAGATATTTCATATCTGCCACTAAAGTTTCCTCTGTCGGTGTTAGCATTTTTTATTTCCTCTCTTTCGTGTATATTTTCTGATATATCTTTATCTAAAACAATCAAATTATAATCATTATCAAATACATAACAATAATGCATTCCACCAAGATGTCTATGACATACTTTACCGATTTTATCCGAATCCCAAGTTAATGCTTCGGAATAAAGTTTATTATACTCTGCTTTTGATAACTTAACATTAGTATATTCTGTTTCGTCAAACTCGTCAATATCAACATCAC